AGTAGTAGAAGGTAGAACAGAAGTAGCCGCAGAATTTTTGCAAACAATAACACCAGCACCTAACAAACTAGCAGGATTGGCTAGCCAAACCTACGCGATATCAATATATCTAATGAACAGTGATGAGTATACACAACTGTTAGGAACTGATAAAAAAACTCTGCCAAGCGACCAGTTGATACTGCAAAGTGGTGGAGCTCCTGTAGGACAACGAAACAGATTTTTTGATTTAGATTTTTATCTTGAAAATCTTGAAATCACAACAACCATCGGCACACAAGGAACCAGCAGTCCACACAATGTGGTAAAAATGGAATTTGATATACTTGAAACAAACGGCATAACTTTTCTCGAAAGACTACGACAAGCAGTTTGGGAGCATACCGGAGATAGAACTCAAACCATAAACGGACAAACCTATCTTATGGTAATACGTTTTTATGGATATGATGATTTAGGAAACTTGGTATCACAGGCTCCTGGCACTGATGCAAAACCAGAACAAACATCAGATCCAAAAGCTCTAGTTGAAAAGTTTATTCCATTTCAAATAACAAAATTACAATACAAAATTGCCAGTGAAGCAGTGCAATATTCAATTCAAGCAGTGCCAACACAGATGTTAGTTGGGTATAGCACTGCACGTGGTACTATTCCATTTAATTTTCAACTTAGTGCAGTTGATGTTCAAACCTTGCTCAACGGCGATACACAATTACAAACCACACAACGTCAAGTAACAGATACAGATGATGACGAAGCACTTGAAGTTGCTGAACGAACTCCGCCAGCAAAAAAGATTGGTCTCAAGGGTGCAACTATAACACAAGGACTTGCTACTGCCCTTAACGAACATCAAAAGTTATTGGCAGAAAAGACACCTGGCATGATTCCTGATCGCTATACTATTGAACTTGAAGATGTTGCTGGTTTGAAAGACGCAAAAATGCGTAAACAAGGAACAGTTGACAAACGTAGATCTCCACTGCAAGACAATCCAGATCCTAATCAAAAACTAAATCAAAAGAAACAGAACTTTGATTCAGACACAAAAAACTATAGTATAAATGCAGGAACACAAATTGTACAGTTAATTGACCAAGTGATGAAGAATAGTACCTATGTAACTGCACAACAAACAGTAGCATTTGATGAGATTACCAAAAAACAAATTAAAAACACTCCAGTAAAAACAGTTCAATGGTACAGGATTACACAAACTGCTACACCATTACAGTATGATCCAGTACGTAAAGATTATGCCTATGATATAAAATATAGTATCACAAGATATCAAATTAACACACCCCGTTCACCATACTTTCCACCTGCTATGTACAGAGGAGTACACAAGTTGTACAACTATTGGTTTACTGGACAAAACACTGAAGTAATAAATTTTGAAGTAGAGGCAAACACCAACTATGTTTCACCAATTGGAAACAGTGGACTAACTGACCTAGCACCAGGAAACGCAAGGTATGCTGAAAAACAATTTTTTCAAACCAGTGCTGACGAAAGCACACAAGGCGGACAAGGCGAAAGCACACTTCCTGCTGCACAATTAGCCAGTAGATTGTATTCATCAGCAGATGTTGCAAAAACCACAGTTGATATTGTGGGCGACCCTGACTGGATACTTCAAGGTGAACTGTTCTACACAAATTCAAACTTGAGTGCATTTGAGAAAGATGGAAGTTGTAACATGAGGGCCAGTGAAGTGTTGTTTGAACTGCGTTTTAATCGCCCAACTGATTATGACTTACCAACAGGTCTAACACCAGTTTATAAAAACAATACAGGTTCAAGTGCAATTACTGGCGAAGTAAATCTTCCTGAAGAATCTATTGTGTTTATGGCAGTGAAGGTGATAAACAACTTCAAGGATGGCAAGTTTACACAACAATTGCTTGGTACATTGAGAGACTTCTCTAATGCAGTTAACAGTCCAGAAAAGAAAAAACAAGAATCAAACGAAGTTGAAAAGCAACCAGGATTAGATGCTTTTGGTGGTGCTGGCGAAAATGTTACTGTAAGACCAAGTAAGAAAACTACACTACCAGTAGGTTCGAGAGGCAGTGGTGAATTTCTTGATCCAAGAGGAAGAAGTTCCCCTGTACCACAAGGTACCCAAGGAGTGAATAGACCCCCGGATTACATTTCAGGTGGAACTCGTCCTAGTGGTTTAAAGCCAACTGTGAACGAAGGAAGTAAAATTTCACCTTACACAAGTGCAACTGTAAATAATGCAACAACAAGAAGAATTGCCGAATCTGGAATTAACGGCGATGTTGATTATACTGGCTCGACCGCAGACACAGACTCAAACAACTGGCAACCTAAAGTACCACCTAAGCCTGCTAGTAATGTAGTAAGTGATGATGCAGGATCCAATAAAGGTTTTCAAGGGTCGTTGTTAAAAAGAAAAACTCAACGAGCATTAGAAAGATCAAAACGCAGAGTAGCAGCAGGTGCAGAAGTTAAGGGCAGTGCAGGCGGCGGAGTAAGAACAAGTTCAGCATTTAGATAGGTGTAGTATATGGCAGAAAATTATCAAAGAAGTATAGGAACTCCAAGAGCTTACAAAGAAACCAAAGGTGGTATTCCTGCTCCTTCAGGACCATATATAGGTGAAGTAGTCAATAATGTAGACCCTACTAGAAGTGGGCGTGTACAGGTGTATTTAGAATATCTTGCAGGACCGGATAAAAACAATAAAGATTTGTGGCGTACGGTTAGTTATATTACTCCATACTATGGTCACACACAACAGAGTGCACCACAACCAACCGGCCCAGGCAGTTTTACTGGAAATAATCAAAGTTATGGATTCTGGGGTACACCACCTGATCTTGGTACAAAAGTCATTTGTTTTTTCGTTGATGGCGATCCTACACAAGGTTATTATCTTGGAATGCCAATTGAACCAGGATTGAATCATATGATACCGGCAATAGGTGCAAGTAAAAAATATGTGGACGATAGCAATTCGCCGTTGTTATCTAACAAACCAAAGTTACCTGTGGTTGAAATAAACAATAGCAACAAAGCAATAGCAGAAAATCCAAGATTTTTTGAAGAAACAAAACCAGTGCATAGTGTTCTTGCAGGACAAATGCTTGCACAAGGTGTTATAGCAGATCCTTTGATTGGTCCTATAACTTCAAACAGTCAAAGAGAATCTCCTAGTACGTGCTTTGGCATAAGCACACCCGGAAGGCCTGTGTACTCAGGTGGATTAACAGATGCACAACTACAACAAAAGATTTCAAGTTCAACACTCCAAGCAAATGAAGTAAACGTGATTGGACGAAAGGGTGGCCACAGTCTTGTAATGGATGATGGAAGCCAAACCAATGAAGACAATCTCATAAGGTTACGCACCAGTGCAGGCCATCAAATCATGATGAATGATACTCCAGATGGACAAACAATACACATAATGCATGCCAACGGACAAAGTTGGGTTGAACTAGGCAAAGAAGGCACAATCGACGTTTATGCTTCAAACAGTCTAAACATTAGAAGTGCTGGCGAAATCAACATGCATGCAGATAAAAATATTAACATAAACAGTGAAACTGGCAGTATTAACATGCATGCAAAAACCTCTATGAGTTTAGAAAGTGCTGGTCTCAACCTCACAGGCACAAACAGTTTATTGGCATATAGCAAAAGCATGATTGGTTTGAAAAGCGATAGCTCAATGATGTTGAAAAGCAATACTGGAAGCTGGGGTGCTGGATCAGCACTTACGCTAGAAGCTGGTTGTATCAAACTTAACAGTGGATCTGCAGGCGATGTGCCAAAGGCTCAAGAAATTCCAAAACTTAGGTTGCCTGATACAAAGTTTTCACCGCAACAAGGTTGGATTCCAGAACCATCAGCAATCGAAACAATTGCCACAAGAGTGCCAACTCATGAACCTTATGCTGAAAGAGGCACAGGAGTTAACACAACCACAAACTTGTCCAGTACAAGTACAACTGTACCTTTAGAGCCAAAAACCAAAGAAGCAATCAACAAAACCCAAGCCACAGAAATTAAAAAGATTGAAAAAGGTGATTACGAAAAACAAGCCAATGCAACAAATAATGTTGGTAAAATACCACCTGAAAAAGTCACAGGTATGTTGGCCCAATCTAGTAAACAAGTTGATCAAAAAGCAAACGAAATATCAAACTCTAAAGGCGTAGGTAAGTTTGGATTCAGTGCACCTGAACTAGAAGATGCTGGATTTTTGAAACCTGGTACTAGTGACTTCTTTTTGAAAGATGCTACAAGCGACCTCAACACTGTTTTAAGCAGTTCAAGTGTATGGACTGGTAATCAAGGAATCAATGGTGTAAGTGATTTTCTAAACAACGAAAGCATTCAGGACTTAACAAAAACTGATTTGTTTACCAAAGGACTCAACGGCTTGCAAAATGCAGGCGTTGTTACAGGCTTAGAAGACGAAGCCGATCTAGCAGGTTTGGTTAGTGGTGCTAGTAAATTTGGTGTTGATGCTGTCAAAAAATGGACCGAAGGCAGTGCAGTTCTTGGCAAAACACTGAACGGTTCACTTAGTACAAACATTACTGCTGGGCAAATGAATGAGCTTGTTAAAGGTGGACAATATGCAGTTAATCTTACCACACAAAAAATCAGCAGCGAGATACAAGGATTTACCAAAGGCTCATCAGGAACCACAGGCACTGTAATACGTTCTGAAATTGATACTGCTCTTGAATCTGTAGTGGCTAATAAAAAAGTCACTGGAATAAGCACATAAATACGTTATGACATCGATTATTGGATATAGCACAGTAGGTAGATACAAAAATTATACCGTAACTGATTTTGAACTTATTAAAGCTGACCTTTTGAACGCACTCAACATTAGACAAGGCGAGATGCCTGGCAGACCAGACGTTGGAACATCTATGTGGAGTCTAATATACGAACCACAGAATGCACAAACATCACAAGCGATCATCAACGAACTACAACGTGTAATTGCACAAGACCCAAGAATAGAAATATCTGATATCAACGTTTTTGCACAAGAAAATGGATTTTTATGTGAACTCGAAGTCCAAACCATTGATGGACAAGATGCAAATACACTAACAGTGTTTTTTGATAACCAATCACAACGAGCCGCATTCTCAAACGTCTAGTATAAACTGCGTAGTTTATTTTGTAGATAAATACTAGGTAAGGGAAATACACATGGCTAAGACTACAAGACAGACTAGTATATTTGGTGTCGAAGATTGGAAACGAATCTACCAAACATACAGAGAAGCAGATTTTCAAAGTTATGATTTTGAAACATTGCGAAAGAGTTTTATAGATTACATACGTCTATACTATCCAGAAAGTTTTAACGACTACATAGAATCCAGTGAATTTATTGCACTGCTTGATGTTATGGCATTTATGGGTCAGGCAGGTAGTTTTAGAAACGACCTTAATACCAGAGAGAATTTTTTAGACACTGCTGAAAGAAGAGATAGTGTCAACAGACTTGCAGAACTAGTAAGTTACACGCCAAAGCGTAACACTGCGGCACAAGGATTTTTAAAAGTACAAAGCATAAGCACAACAGAAGGTGTTGTTGACTTTACTGGAGTAAATCTATCAAATATCACAGTGAATTGGAATGATACCACAAACGAAAACTGGTTAGAGCAGTTTACAGTAATTGTAAATGCAGCCTTGGATAACACTCAGCGTGTTGGACGTCCTGCTAATTCACAAACTATACTAGGTGTGCAAACTGACGAGTATGCTATTAATTTACTACAAGGCTTCTTACCAGTTATACCATTTACAAGCACAGTAAACGGAACTGCAATGGGTTTTGAAGCAGTGTGTGCTACAACTCAAAACAAAACATTTATATACGAACCTTCACCTGCACCAAATGGTGCATTCAATATCCTATATAGAAATGATAAACAAGGTTATGCAAGTGCAAACACTGGTTATTTCTTTTTATTCAAGCAAGGTAGTTTACAGGATTTAGATTTCAATTTAGGCGAACGAATTTCCAACAGAGTAGTGAACGTCAACATTGAAGGTATAAACAACGAAGACACTTGGTTATATCAACTTGATAGCAACGGAAACATACAAAATGAATGGGAGAAAGTTGAAAACATTTACACTGGTGCAGTAGAAGAACTTACTCCAGAACAACGTAGATATTTTTCAATTTCATCTAGAACCAATGATCAAATCAATCTAAACTTTGGTGATGGTGTGTTTAGTAGCATTCCTGTTGGCAGTTTTAGAACCTATGTGAGAGCATCAAACGGATTAAGTTATATAATAAATCCTGACGAAATGCAAAATGTTACTATTTCAATTGTGTATGTAAGTAGAAACGGAAGAAACGAAACACTGACATTTACTTGTGCCTTAACACAACCTGTAAGCAATGCAGCAAACAGAGAAAATATAAACGACATCAAACAACGTGCACCAGCTAGGTTCTATACACAGAACAGAATGGTAAACGGTGAAGATTATAATAATTTTCCATATACACTTTATTCAACTATAATCAAGTCTAAAGCTGTAAATAGAAGCTCAATTGGTACTAGTAGATACTTGGATCTTGTTGATATCACTGGAAAATACTCAAGTACAAATATTTTTGCCAGTGATGGCATGATATACGAGAATACTGCGGTTCCAAGTTTTACTTTTACATTTGTTGATCAAAATGATATCACTGATGTAATTGTTAATCAAGTTGAACCTGTATTAGCAAGTAGAGGAATGCAGGAGTTTTATTATGAAAACTTTATACGTCCTTCGTTAGCAGGATTAAATCTAAACTGGAGTCAAAGCACTACGAGCAACAACGAAACAACTGGTTTTTTTAGATTTGTAGCTAGTGGAGCGCCAGCACCAGTTGGGCCGCAGGCAAGTGATAATAAAAAATATATTGCCAAAGGTGGACTGGTAAAATTTACTCCACCAGCTGGACAATACTTTACTGCAACTAACAGACTAGCAACAGGATCACCAACATTACCTGGTGACAAAATGGTTTTGTGGGCAACTGTCACTGCACTTGAACTTGATGGTACAAATTTTGGAGTTGGTAACAATGCTGATGGGACTGGTCCTGTTACTTTGAATAATTTTATTCCAACTAATGCAGTACCAACAGAAGTTATTCCAAACTTTGTCACAGATTTGCCAGTGGCAATCGAAACAACAATGCGTGAAAACATAGAACTGTATAGAGATTTTGGTCTTGGTTATGATAATACATCTGAAACTTGGTATGTGATCACAAGTACAAATCTTAATAGTGCAACAACTTTTAGCCTTACAAATGCACAAAATACCAGTGGCACAGGTTTAGATAACAGTTGGTTGGTTGCTTTCGAAACTGATGGTGTTACATACACAGTTAGTTCTCGTAGTTTGCAACGTTTTTGGGCTAGTGTTTTGGAAACAAGATTTTTTTATGATGGTACACAAAAAGTTTATGATCCAAAAACTGGTACAGTGATAAATGATTTTATAAACGTACTAAAGACAAATAATTTACCAGATAGCAGTTCGACACTTAATAGTGATGAAGTTTTAGATATTATCGATCAGCCTGTAGAAGCAGATGGTTTTGTAGATGACTTTAGAGTAAGAATATCCTATAAAGATTCTGACAATGACGGTATACCAGACAATCCAGATTATTTTCAAACACTTGTTGCTCCAACTGTTAACCCAAACAACAAAAGAATTTATCTACAACAAACAGTAGATTTTGATAACCTCGAAAGATATTTGCCATTAGCAGAAGGTACAGTAATAGGTTCTTTTGCTACAAAATCTGCAATTGAACTTGTAAAAAGCGAGTATCCCGACAAGCAAGTCTTTTATGCATATACAGATGAAAAGTTTTATCAACTTAGTGTTGACTTTGAAGGAACAAGAACCATTGCAGAAGTAACAGGATACGAAACATATACAGGAAGACAAGGTTTGTACTTTCAGTATCGACACAATGCTCCGTTGAGTAGACGTATTGACCCAGGAACTACAAACATAATCGACCTGTATCTAGTAACACAATCCTATTATATTGCTTATCAGAACTTTATTCGTGACAGTACCGGAACTGTAGCTGAGCCAGCAAAGCCAACAATAGATGAGTTAACCACAAGTTATAGCACGCTGGATCAATACAAAATGATCAGTGATAATATTATACTCAACAGTGTAACATTCAAACCTCTTTTTGGTACAAAGGCCGCAGTTGAATTACAAGCAACAATAAAATGTGTTAAAAATACTGCCAGCACTGCAAGTGTAAGTGAAATAAAAAGTCAAGTTGTAAGTGCAATGAACACATACTTTACTATTGATAATTGGGATTTTGGTGATACATTTTTCTTCAGTGAACTCAGTGCTTACCTACACGATAGATTAGGAAGCATTATCAGTTCAGTTGTACTTGTACCAACTGATCCACTGAAAAGTTTTGGTGATTTATATGAAATACGCTCACAGGCAAATGAAATTTTTGTTAATGCGGCTACAGTCAATGATGTACAGGTAATTGATGCACTTACTGGTACACAGTTGCGTACTGCACCAAATAGTGGAGTAGTCTAATATGGCTAAGCGTATACGCTCAGAAGATTTTTTACCTGAAATTTTTCAAACACCTGCAAACAAGCAGTTGTTGCGTAGTACCCTTGATCAACTTACACAAAACC